CGACGGGCTCCGTCCAGAACCGAAGTTCCGTAGGGGGCAAATTTATCATTACCCAGTACTCTAAAGTGTCCTATCTGCCAGTCCTCGAAAGTCAACCCAGCACTATTCCACTGGTATTGAATATAGTTGGGGTTGTTTTCGTCTTGACCTTCGAGCCTTTCTATCTCGTTTAGTGGTATTGCAACAACATTTTGAATGCCAATCGCTTCGTCAATGTCTAGATATAGGAAAAAGTCCCCGTATTTACACATTGTGCGACACCAGCCATAAAGATTCAGCTGGACATTAAGAATATCATAGAAAAGTATCTCTAATGCGGTCTTTATTTCTTGATTTGTACAATCTACGGTAAGAATACGACGCACATCGGTGCTCGTTGTCATTTCATCAGCATAGATATCCAACGCAGAGTTTAGTTCTGGTGTATATTCCATCTGATCGAAGTCCAAATACCGCTCATTGCGGTTTTGGTTGAGCATAAAGTCGCCATAAAACGAATAATTCTTTTCGTATTCTGACTTCTTGAACTCTTTGCCCGTTGCAGACGTCCAGTTGAACTTATCTAACGCCTTTCTCCGGTATCTACGGACTTGCTGATGTCTATAATCAACTATAGGACCGGAAAATAGTTTTGTTAACGCTTTATAAAGCGGGTTTTCGGCGTTTCTTGGGTTCTCGCCAGTCTTTTTTGGAATTATTGTCTTCTTATAAGCCATTTATTAGCCTCTGTATAACCACATATACTCTTGTTGTATTTTTTGTGCTTCTCTTGCTTGATTGTCTTTTCTAACTTGTCTGTAACCAACCATTCCTGGTATTGCCGAGTTGAATGTCTTGTTGCTTGTTTTGATCGCGCTCAACATACTTTCTGATTTCTCGCGGTTGTAGGCACTCTCCTCAAAGACTGTATCCCTAATCCAACAGGCAATTGCGAAGGACATAACAAGGTCATCGTGCTTCGATCGCATCGCTTGGGGGCGACCATTTTTCCAGATAAATGTTTTGAACTCATTAAATAGTCTTTTAGACTTAATAGTAACTAGTTTGTTTCTTATCATTTCCTCCATCTTAGTTATGATAAGAGGACGTGACTTTTGTGAAGTGGCAAAACCAGCAGTTGATCCTGCTATACTTTCTGCTAGAACTGCTTGTATGTATTGATCATTTTTAGAATAATAGAGATTATTATACTGGAGTTCTTTCAACTTGTCAAGCGCCATAAAGCCAATATTGTTATTTTCTACAACAACCAAACAACTACCGTAGCGATTTCCTGTTTGGTGAACAAGATTGGCATACATATCTATTGTTAGTTTTCCTTGATATTCTGCTGCTATTTCATTTGTAGTAATGTTCCAAACGTGAAATGCGGAATGGTCCTCGCCGTCGCCTCTCGCAACGTCAACACTCATAAAATATTTGCTAGTGGGATCATATTCTTCCCAGATCCAAAGATTTCTATCAAAAGCATCGCGATAAAGTGGCTCCTCTATGGTGGAGTGAACCCATTCTAACTCTTCTGGATCAATAACAGTTTCACCAGAAGCCAAGAAGGAACACCCCAACTCTTGTGCGATCTCTTTTGGAGACATGTTTCTTGTCTCTTTTTCAAACCACTCTTCATCACGGTCTGGATGTTCATCCCAAATTAGTTTTGTGGGATGGAAATCGTTTTTATCGTCGTCGGCATCAACATACATACGATAAAACCAGTTACCGACCCCATTTGGCGTTGATAAAGCAATACAGCGGCCGCCTGTGGAGAGTGTGGGGTAAAGACCTTTCCACAATTCGTCCAAACCTTCAACGTGGGCGGCCTCATCAACCACTAGAAGGGACAAGGCTTCCGAACGGCCAGCGTCCCCCGACTTTGAAGACGCTTTTATTTGTGAGCCGTTTGATAACTCAAACGAGTTCCTGTTATCTATTGATATATCTGCTATTTGTAACCAAGAAGGCAAGTTCTTGATCATAAACTTAACTTTCTTTACCAAGTTACCAGCAGTAGATAGTTTTGTGGCGATAACGAGAATGTTTTTTTCTCGATGAAACAAAATAAGCCACGCGGCGTATGCTCCGGTGACTGTTGAGATTCCTAACTGACGAGCTTTTAGGATTATGTTGAAGCGATAGTCAACAAAGTCTCTTAAAAGATCTTTTTGGAAAGGATATGTATGAAACGGAATAGGACCCTGTTCAGGGTGAGAGATGCGGACATAGTTCTCGATAAAGTAATTCGGGTCTTTACCGCACTTGATAATCTCTTTTACAGTTTGCTCTCTGCTAAGCACACCTCTTATCGCTCCGTACGGGCTTTCGCGAAGCTGCGATAGGTCTCCATTAGGCGATCTTGAGCGGGTATCGGTGGATCTTCATCAACACCCTTCATACCGCTTATCTTGTACTTTTTGAGAGCAGTTGCCCAAACGCGTACATTGGAAGTTGACTGAACAAGAACGTCTATCTCGCCTTCTTCTTTTAGTGAAACACGCTTACCGAGTATATTAGAGGCAGACTTTGAAAGGTATTTAGCAATGTCAGCCATAACTCTTTCCATTTCTTCCTCAAAATCACCAGCATACACTTCACGAAGCTTGATATCAGTTTGATAAGTAATAGTCATTATAGGTCCCGCAAAACGAACCTTGAACCCATCAATCTGTCGGCTGTCGTATACAGGATGCCCTTCTTCTCGGCGCAAACCGATCTTGTGTGTTTCTCCATTCGCATCGACGGCACCATCGTAACAATGTGCGGATGCTTGTGCTAGTGCTTGAACTGGTGTCATTATAGTTTCTCTTTGATTATGGCTTTCAATATTTCTACAATATCTTCTGATTCTTCTTTCTTCTCAGAAATATTCTCATTTATCTTTTCTTCTTCCGATAAAGAGTCAAATCGCGCGATTTCTTCTGCTATGATTTGTTTAAGTCGTGTTTTCTTTATCTGCATTTGGTCTCCATCCTTTTTTCCAGCGCTCTTCTCTATCTTCTACATAAGTAATGAAGCATCTATAACAACAATCCCATTTCTTGTCGTATACTTCATCTTTTAGGGTGCGGATTTGAGAATCGCAAGTCTTACAGTAAGTTTTGCTTTCTTTACTAAGTAGTCGTTTGGTGATAAAAAAGTCGCCCTGATCTATCTTCTCTTCGGAATGATTATTTTGAAGTTTCTCGGCAAGTTGTTGTGTTTGCTTCTTATAGTCCTGCTCTTTCTCGTCAGTCCAAGTAGATTGCGGAGTTTGGATTGCGTCATTGCCCCAGCGGTCCTTTACTGCTTTCTCAAGTTGTGCTATCTTATTTAGCTTCTCTTTATCAAGTGGTAACATTATAAAGTTTTTGTTTGGATTTCTTTACCAGATCTTCTATGTCTGGTGTAAGTTCTAGATCTTTTAGGTCTTCTTCGGTATACCATTTATGATCTTGGTGCTCATCTGGGTTTGTTTTTATTTCTCCCGAAAACTTATCTGTTGTAAAAAAACTTATACGATCTTTTACTTCATAAAGATAAGTGAGATCTTGGGGTTTTATGTCCAAGTTTGACTCTTCTTTGGCTTCTCGGCAAGTTCCCATGCGGAGGGCTTCACCTTCTTCTATGTGACCACCAACAAGACCCCACCGATTCGGCATCCAGTAGTCTGCAGCTGCTCTTTGGAGGAGAAGGAAGGTATCGGGATCTTTGAAGATCAATACATTACCAGAATACTTTGTATCCTTATTACTTTTTCCCACTGTAATGTGTATCACTTTTGGATGCTCAACATATCATCATAGGACTTCGTTTTCATTTCACCCAAATGATCAATGTATCCCTGCTTGCGAAGAATCTTGAATGCGATGTTTTCAGGAGAGTAAGCGCCTTCTCTTACCAGTCCTGCTTTTCTCATTTTCTTCAACTTCTCAAAAATGCGAGTGGAGTGCCTGAACGCCTCAACATACTTCCCTTCGCCGTGAAGAGCATCAACAATTTCTATTTGGTGTATAAGTACTTGTGCTTTCTTCATTGCCGCGGCGTAGTCAAAGTCTCCTTCAATTTTTTGTGAACGGCGAACCCAATCACCGCTGACCAAAGAATAAATCGGCCTAGATTGGTCATCGTACTGTTCATCAACGTCTTCAACATAAATCTCTACCTCATGTCCTAGAATGGTAATTTGATGTCTATCATTCCAAACCAATCTGCGAGAATTAAAAAGATCCCGCACCAAATCGCCGTCTTCATTAACTTTTTCGAAATCGACAACAAGATGGAGATCAATATCAGAATCAGGATGGTAGTTATAGCCTGCGAGGGATCCGGTAAAGTAAATGTCGGTAATCGCTCCAGGAGGGATGTTATGTTGTCTGGCAAATCCATATGCTATTCTTAGTAGTTTTCTTTTTATTTCTAGTTTTAGTTTATCGCCTCTTTCCCAGACATTTCCGGATAGGGCATCATGTTGCTTGAAGAAGTCTTTGGATAAGATAGTGTTTCTTATCTTCTCTTTTTTCTCTTCGCGTTCTAATAGACGGTCTTCTTGTAGTTTATCATATTTTCCAACAGATTCAACAAAAATGTTCCAAGATTCTTTCAACATACTTTTTTACCTTCCTGATAAAGTCACGAGTGTTACGGTCAATACCACACCTGAAACCAACCCTACGGCGCCGGAAACAAAAGCAGTTCTTATCTTCTGCCTTCTTCCTCTTCTCTCGAACATTCTCGCATTTGCGTCAATAAGATCGGTATAAAATGCCTGTTCGGTTTCTATCTGCGTATTAAGAGCAGCAACGTCTATTTCGTGTTCTTCTTCCGCTAGGTCCAAGCGAGAGTTCATAACCGCCACTACTGCTTCGCATTCTAGTTGGCAGATCTCCACACTCTCATCACAAGTCGTGATAATCTCTGCGGCTTCTTCTTGTGTGAAACAGATCATATCCTGTCCCATTGCTGCTGTCGGCATGAACATTGCCAATAAGCAGATAGCTGCTATTAGTTTATTCATCTTCTTCCTTCTTCACGCGATCGTCTCGGTGCCGTAAGCCAAAGCGCTCTTCAAAGAGACGGGCGAGATCCTCAACGTCCTGGGCCACCAGTTCGTCTTTCTTTTCTTCGGTTTCTCGTTCCAACTCTTCTAGTTTTTCTTCTTTGGTCTCGTTGATCTCCTCAACTCTCCCTTCGTGGCTTTCGCGGGCTTCTTCTTTCTTCTCTTCCTTGGCTGCGTTCGCTGCGCGCACTTGTCGCATACGCCTTTCATAGCGCTCCTGGACTCTACGCAAGTTTTTGCGCAAGGAACTGGGATCTCCAACAAACATTAGACCTACCAAAAATACCCCTAAAATAAACGCCACATAGGCATAGTTCTTTTTTAGCCACATTAGAACTTTCGTCATTATTTCCTCAAACGTTCTACGGTGTCAATAACAGTTTGACCACCAATGTAAATAGAAGTAACGATAATCCAGTTATCCGCATCTAGGTTTGACGTAAAAGCCAATAAACCTGTCGCGGTTATCCAAGCAAGAAACTTCCTTGAAATAACTTTCTCCATACATCTATCTAACGCACCCTTTTGATCGGGTGTAGCACACTCACAATTTTCACAACTCATAATATCCTCCAGTTGGCTAATATAAATAGTTATACATTTACAAAAGCATACCCATTCTTTTTCTCAATAATAATCTCTGTATCTACAATATCTTTTAGTCCATCAAGGTGGGAAATAAGAAATACTGTATCAAACTGGGTCCTTGTCATTTCCAGGATTTTGATAAAGCCGTCCATGTTTTCTGTATCCAATGCTGTCGCTGGTTCGTCCATAATAAATATATTAGATTTGGGTAATGAGGACACATTCAGTAATGCTAACCGAATAGCAGTAGCAGCAATAGTTTTCTCTGCTCCCGAACCTAACTCGACTGGTCTTGCGTCGTATTTTGGATGTTTTAGGAAAATATTTAGTTTATTACCGTCTTCCTCAAAGTAAATCTGGAAATCTACAACACCTTCCAGGATCTTTTCGATCTCGGCGTTAATTACTGGCAATAACTTCTTTGTTACCTCGTACGGAATACCATTCGGGTGGAAACACCGCATAAGATAAACATAAGTGGAGAACTCTTTTCTTGCTTTCTCCAACTTGGCCTTTTGTTGTCTTGCGTTTTTCAGTCGCTCTTCGGCGCCGGCTTCTTTTTTGAGACTTGCCAACAATGTATCTGTACAAGAGTCAATAGTTCTTTTCAGTTCAGAAGTTTCTGTATTTGTTTCTTTTAGTTTGCTCTTCACAACCTCAATAACTTTGATCTGTTCCTCAAACTCCTTGTAGATCTCTTTTTTCTTATTGAGAACCTCAACCATTTCTTTATTATGAATAATAGCATTCTTAACCATTTGTAATGAAGACTTGTTTGTGGAAATAGTATTCTCTAACTTCTGACGATCTTGTAAAACGATGTCAAAGTCAGCGAGAAGTTTATTTGCTTCCTCAATGCTCAATGCTTTTATTTGTTGTCTTACATTATCTTCATTACCTTTGAGAATGCGAATAGCCTGATCTACAACGTCATAAGACTCCATTGCTGAATGTGCGTCTTTGATAAACCTACATTGAGCATACTCTTCTCCACAAGGGACAGACTCCAAAAGCGCTTTCTTTGCTTGTATTTGCTCCCGCTCACTTTCTTTTTCCCGGATGCGAGAAGCGAGAGCATTTAGATCGTCGGCTTTTTCGAGATAAATCTCTCTCTTTTCACGGAGGGTATCAGCATCAAAGTCTTTGATAAAGTCATTGTATTCTTTTACTTTGCTCTCGGCATTGGAAATACTCTCGTGGAGGGCTGTTAGTTTATTTTGACTATTTCCAGCCTCGTTTTCATGAAGCGACAGTCGTTCCTCCACTTCTGCAATGTTGATGTCTATCTCGTTTCCAGAAGAAATCTGGAACTCGTAGTCTGCTTTTTGCTGGTTTAGTTTTTCCAGTTGTTTTTTCAGTCCTTCGCAGGTATGCTGTGCCTCACGGGCATTACTTTTTGCAGTGGCAACATTCTTGTTCTCTTTCTCGATCAATTGATCGTAGTTGGTTCCCTCTAAGTTCTTGATCTGAGCCTTTTTCAGTTGGGAAATCTCTTTGGCTTTCCTGAACTTCTGATCCAATACCTCCAAATCCAAGAACTTTGCCAGGATCTCCTTTCGCTTGGTGGTTCCTTCGTTGATAAAGTTCAGCGAGTTCATTTGAGACATCATAGAAGTCATTAGGAAGTCGTCTAATGAGCCGAGATACTTACGAATGTTTGCGTCGGTCTCATTTCTGGTGGTGCCATTTAGGGAAGTTGTTTCTCCTGTGGCTTCGTCATGTACCGAAAAGTCAAGTTCCGTCTTTGCTTCTACCGACTCAACGCCGCGAAGACGTTTTGTATACTTCTTGCTGAAACGGCTGATAGTATAAGTTCTATCACCGATAGTGAAACTAACATCCCCAGAGCCATAGTCTTTATTCTGGTTGATAAGATCTACATTTTTTCTGACGTTCTTGGAAGAACTATTAAAGACTGTGTATAATAAACTGTCAATAATAGAGGACTTTCCTGAGTAGTTCTTACCAAAGATACCAACAATACCCGAAAAGTTCTGGA